ATGCTATAGTTTCCTTCTGTGAAATTAATGCTATTGATTTAGAGTCCGTTCCTAAACTTATATCTAAACCTCTCAAAGAAAAGATTAAGTATGAAGCACAAGAGTTAAACTTTTTAAAACGCACTAGCCGTGCGAAATTGGTTTTTTAATTCCAAAAAAGGGCGAAAAAAACTCCAACCAAAAAATGACCCTATTACTTTTTTTATGATGCCAACTAAAACTGAATTGATGCATTGGAGACTCCAAGCAATATTACGAGAGAATAGTTTTTCTGATCTTGAATATCTTGGTGAACGTGTAAGTTATAAAACGGGTAAAGATGTTCCTTGGTATCGTATAGGAGAAGCGGAAGTTCCTGTAGATGCCATTACAGAATTGGATAGCGAAGTAGAAGATGATGCCCTTTGATGCCTATAAGTGTTACCTTGCGATGAAGAATCACTTCACCAAGGATAACTATGACTATCATAAGTATGCGGGTAAGGTCAGAGCAACAAGAGAGGCCTTCTATAAACGTAAGGATAGGTTCTGGTTTGAAAAGTTTGCAAGACAGAAATCAGATAAGGAAGTAGTAGATTTTTTTGTATCTAACTTCACATCCTGTGCTGATCCAGAATCATTATGGATTGGTGAGATGATTAAGGATGGAGAAGTAAGGTATAGTGATTGGCAGAAGAAGGTACAGTCATTGGCATATCTTTTTAAGGAAGAGTCGGAGAAATTATTTGCAGATAATAAAGTTGATGATGTCTTTGATTGTAAGAAGGGACACCCTATTGTATTGAAAAAGTTTTTAGGTGGACATATAAGCTTGGAAAGTTTGGTAATCTATGATAGAATATTTGGGTACGGAAAAAACTTCGATAAACGACTGAATGACCCTGTGTGGGAAACCGTCAGTCGGAGGGTGAAAAAATATTCTCCCTTCCTAAATATAGATGTATTCCGTTATAAAAAAATCCTAAAGGAGGTAGTTATCGATGGCAGCCCTTGACCCAAATGAGGTTCTTGAAAATTTACAGAAACAACTTGTTACTAATGAAGAGACTCGTCTCAAATTAATTGGTGCAATAGATGTACTTCAGCAAATTGAAGAAAGTAAAGCAGAACCAGAACCAGAAGTTTCAGCTCCAGAACCTGGAACTGTTGAAGTAGTTGAAAATGAGGGTGGTGAATGAGTTTCTTCGACTCTGAAATTGTTAGAGCAGAAATGGCAGAAATTCATGAACTTCAAGAAGAAGTTTATGATAATGTAATGAAGTTTCAATTTATGAATAATGCTGATAAGGCATATCATATTGGACAGTTGACACGTCTTATTGAAAAACAAAAGATTGTCTATGCACGTCTGAGTTTATCTGATGATCCTGATGCTAAGAAAATGAAAGAGGAAATCACAGAGTCTGCTGTGATGATGGGACTCCCTAAAGATGTTGATATGAATATCATTTGGAAACAAATGAGTGATATGATTGGGTTAATGAAATCCCAACTTGACATCTCCTAAATCTAATCCTATAATAACAAAGTACAAAAAGCCAAATCCAATTTAATCCGAGGAAATCCGAATGTCTTTTGCAAGTCTAAAGAAGCAGTCGAACTTAGGTTCACTGACTGCTAAGTTAGTCAAAGAAGTAGAAAAAGTTAATAACACTGGTGGGGGTGGAGATGAACGCCTCTGGAAACCAGAATTAGATAAAACAGGTAACGGTTACGCAGTAGTTCGTTTCCTTCCTGCTCCAGATGGGGAAGAAATTCCTTGGGCAAAACTATACTCTCATGCCTTTCAAGGGCCTGGTGGTTGGTATATTGAGAACTCTTTAACTACTAATGGTGGTAAAGATCCTGTCTCTGATCACAACCGTGAGTTATGGAACAGTGGTAACGAATCTGATAAGGATACAGTGCGTAAGCAAAAGCGTAAGTTATCTTATTATAGTAACATCTATATCGTTAAAGATCCTACTAATCCTCAGAACGAGGGTAAAGTATTCTTATTCAAGTATGGTAAGAAAATCTTTGATAAGGTTATGGAAGCAATGCAACCAGAGTTTGAGGATGAAACTCCAATCAATCCTTTTGATTTCTGGCAAGGTGCAAACTTCAAGTTGAAGATTAAGAAGGTTGCAGGATATTGGAACTATGATAGTTCTGAGTTTGATTCTGTATCACCACTCCTTGACGATGATGATGCACTAGAAGCATTGTGGAAGAAAGAGTATTCACTCACAGCAGTAACTGCTCCAGATCAGTTCAAGACTTATGAAGATCTTGAAAAGAGACTGAAGTATGTGTTAGGTCAGAAACCTGCTCAACGTCCTCGTCTTGACGAAGAAGTTGCGGTAGAAGATGATGCACGTACAGTTGCCACAAGGCAAGTGGAAGCAGTAACTTCTAAGTCTTCTGATGAAGATGATGCTCTATCCTATTTCCAACAACTAGCGGAAAGTTAGTTATAAAGTCTGGTATTATCAGCACGTTTCAAGGTTCTGCTCACATACTGAGTGGAACCTTCTTTGTATTCCATCATTTCTTCTAAATCATCAAGTATAACATTGAGATATAATGGTTTAATTAAAAATATTCTTCTTTTTTTGTTGTTTATATCTTCCTCATATTGTAAATTAGTAACTGCTCTTGAAATAGGATTAATAGTTACTTGTTCATCAGTCATCGATTCATAATAACTTACACTTTGTGCTACACTAACTTGAACTCCTCTTGGGAAAATAATAACACCATTTCTATCCTTAACTTCATTGGATTCGTAGTGGTGTACTTCATTTAATTTTTCAATGGTTCCATACTTATCCATTATGTATGCATCTAAGTTTGATTGACTTAGTGGCCACTCATCATAAAGATTGATTATATTATTTGATAGTAAAACAACCCAATCTAAATCAGGACTACCATATATTTCATTGGCAACATTGTCGGGTCTATCATCACCTTTAATATTATATTTTTGAAAGGTAGTTAGATCTTGGAAGATATCTTCTCTTAACTTTCCTTTCTTAAAGAAGTTTTTTACCTGAGTATAGTTTGAAATATATTGCCCATCTTTAGTACGGTTAACATATTCAAAGTCGGGTATATTTCTGAAGTATTTGTTTGGCATTTTAGTATCCTATGTTTTGATCGAATCCATTACCAGCATTGCCATAATCATCATTGTATACTGGTTCTAGTTCGGTGAAATTGAATTGAATTTCGTAAGAAACCATTGAAGTATCTTCATAGGTTGCATAGTTTCCATCAGGAGTATAGTTAACATTAAATCCTTGTAAGGCACAATCTTTTATTTTTGGTAGGTATTCGTGTTCTTTATTACCGAAACCTGTTAACCATGTTAATCTATAGGTATCAGGAGATTGTAAAAACAATGCACTCTTTGATCTTTTTACTGCCATTGATTGTTTGAACATTCTTATTATTCTTTTCACCATATTACTTTCTTCTCTACTTCTTGGACTTAACTTATATGTAAATGAAAATGGTCTTAGTGTTGGTGCATTAAATAACAACTCCAAATTTGGGTTAACTATTGCACCTGTCTTCCTTGTTAAGATATTACCAACACCAGTTGCTTGTTTAGATACAACTGCTGCTATACCTTTTTTTATCGCATTTTTTCCTCCTGCGGCATCTTTCGCAGCACCTTCTACACTTTCACCAAGGGCTTCCATAGGATTCTTTGCTTGGACACCATCAAATACTGCATTTGCTATTGCCATTGATGCTGGATCCATATTATCATTACCCCAACTAACTGAGTTTTGATCTCCTACTCCTCCAGGTATAGGTAATGTACATCTTCCAACAACTTTACCCTTACCTTGCTTCTCCATTTCAAAAGTATTTTTCATTCCCCTATCACCTGGTAACTTTTGTACGACAGATATTTGTAATCTATCTTGACCCCTATTATTTCTCAGTGCTGTTGGATAATATAAGTTCATTGGATAATTTTTTCTTGTCCCTTTTGCAGGATTAATATCTCCATTTCCTCCATCAGAAGGTCTAGTTTTAAGACCTGCTTCAGCAAAATATGGGTTACCTGCAATTGCACATTTATTTGACCCATTACTTTCTTGTATCTTAGCATAGGAACCAGCAAGAGTACCCATACCAAAGTCTTGACCAAATGGTTTTGAATTAAACTCTTTAGATAAAGCGGTTGCTGCTGCTCTATTAACTTGTGAACTGAAGTTGCTTGAACTATTGGTTAGTTCCTCAAACATACTATCAGGAGTAACGAAACCTAAAGTAGTATCTGTTTCATCTCTGTATAATCTTTCCCAGTTAGTACCTGATATTAACTTTGCACCAGTAGTCCACGTTGCATTAACACCACCACCAGTTATTCCAGCATCTATTGC